CTCCAGTCCGTAAGGGGTTAACCCGGTTTAACTACCGGGGACGCCCAGACGGGAACCTCGCTTAACCGCAGATAACATCTTCTGCGGGTGAGTAGAGTTCTCGTCTCACTTCTAATGTCAACAAAGCCATTAAAAGGAGATTTAACAACCACACCTCTTCTCAATGTGATTGCGAGCAGTGGACTCCCATCTCTAAGCTTTCGCTTTCGAGATACTGTCCTGAACTCATTTATATAGAAAATACCATTACGATCAGCTTTAGGCCGAAAGTAAGGGTACTTAATGAAACCATCACCTTCGAGCCATAAAGGCCCGTCGATGTTAGCTTCTTTCTTCAAATGAGTTCTGGCTAACGATCTGTACAGATCGTAAGAGTCCTTGCATCTTGCATCAAGCCATTCTCCACTTCCCAAGAGGGTACTAATTCGGATGATCCGGTTAGCAGCCCTAATAGAAGTGATAGGATGTTTGCTATCAACCTTTTCTTTCTGGTAGACTGGCGTAACTTCCTCGTTTCCGAAGAAGTGAACTCCACATGACTCATAAAATTGGCCCTCAGTGAATGTTTTATCAACGTTTACCGAGAATCCGATCTCATTGAGTGTCTCCAGCAAGAGCGGTGTCAAGCTATTTGATACAATGATATCGTCCCCGTAAACGGAAACGATTGCCTCGTGGTCCTCCACTTCCTTCTTCACGCCAATACAAAGCGCATAGAAGATCAGGGATTCAAGTTCGAAAGTAAAGCCGTTCCCCATTGAGGAGAACTTCTCTAGCTTACGGACCCTATGACCTGGTAGCCTTATGCTGTGGGTACGAATATCGTTAAGATACTCGAACCATTCATAAGGTAGAAGTAGTTCCACAAGTTTCCGAGATACAGTATCGCTGGCATTAGCCAAATCGATTGTTGCAAGGTTTAAGCCAATGGCCTGCCCTGCAAGTTCTTGATTCCTTGACTGGTCGTCAAGGTCGATACCGTCCCTCTGTAGACGCCTACGGATAAACCTACCAACACCTTTCTGAAAGAAAAGGTTTAAGGTTGGTTGTATATCTATACTCCTTCTTGCTTTTGCGGTCTTATCTACGGTTGAGAATCGTCCTGATTCAACAAACCTGAAATTAGACCGAAGCAACGATACTGGACCTAAAACATCAGGTCCAAGTCTGGCACGAAGCCAGTGGAGATCGTACATTAAGTAGCTGAAAGCATACTTATGGCACGACGGAGTTACAGAGAGGCGGGGTTCGAGAATCTTTTTGTCAACAGTTGCATCCCGAAGCTTTAAGCTTTCGGTAGCACCGTTGCCCCATTCACAGTGGCGCATGACTTTGTCTATTTCGAACGGACCAAGGAGAGCCGCTATTTTTCGCCTGGCGTGCATAAGCACACCTTCAACGCCTCGTGAGAGGAGCGACTTCTGTATCCGTTCATTTACTACAAAACACGCGTCGTCGATTTTCTCAAAATCGACCAAGCACTTTTCCTCAAGCTCTTTCTGAGTAAAGGCTTTGAAACCTTTATACTTACGGAGATATGCATAGACAGCATAGTCTTGGTGAAAAGCACGAGCACTGTGATACTCCCGAGGCTTTATGTCGAGATCGATGAGATCTTTCCATTTGGCCTCTTCTGCGAGCTTCAAAGCGCGCAGGGAGTAATCGGTACCTATGTTGCGGCAGAGGAGTTTAAATGCCTCTATAGCCGGATCGGTCTCACTCTGAGCGAGTGTTCGCTTATCAGGCGTCATACGGATAACCCATAACGCGGATCACGTGCTTTCAGCACGCGACGCGCATGAAGATACGCATGACACGTTGCCGTCAGATCCCATCCACTCAGATTGATATCTTTCCGAGTGAAATGTTCTTTGACGAGTTCGCTAGCCACAAAGGCCATTAAGGCCGAGTAGCTTGCCTGATCGACAACTCGTTTCCTAGGCTTGTCAAGTGTTAACAAGATAAAGCTTTGGTAACGATTGTACCATTCGTCGGTAGCGAGTTCGTGCCACTCTATAAGCCATCTATCGGTCTTCAGACCGGGAAGATCGCTTTGAGGAGCACCGTCTCTTACCAACGACCAGTACAAACGTAACGAATCACGTGTTGTCTCGATGGGGAATGTTTTCGTTTGCATAACATTTTCCTTCGCAAGCTAGATAGCCTGCAGTATTGTCAGTTTAGTACAATAGATCTAATTGAATGGTCATTCAATCCATTCAGTAGATCGGCTGCAGGTCATCGACCGCAGAGACCACTTGCGCATTGCTCAGCAGATTGAGCCCAAGGACACGAGTGTCCTTACGCTCCTGCTTTGCACTACGCTCCGCGAGAGTAAACTCAACGCGGAGGTCCTCAACATAAGCGAGAGTCGGAGGGGGAGTGATACCGTTGTCGTTCGTGCCCAGCGTTTCCAACGTTGGAACACAAAGCGTAACGATAACTTTCGATCTCCCCGTCAACTGACCCCGAGGGTCCATAATGCGGGTTTGGCGATAGCCAATCCGCTTTGCACCCAAAGGATTAGTCGGCGTTGGTGTGGTTTGTTCAAACCACATGACGCCCTTCTCATCTTTTCCGATAGGGGTGAATGTGTGCGCGACTGGAGTGCCGGCACCATCGTTGATCACGATGTTAACTGCTGCGCCCATTAGGGTGCCTCTCTAGGTAATAGCGATGTTAAATGAGATCCGGATGAGAATAACTAAAGTCTCAGCTTCCGCTGGGCTCTCACTACACTCATGTGTTTCCGGACAGCTAATGTCTCCTGGTCGATGAGAGTAAAAGTACTTTCATCAACGCAGCGGCATCTGCAACTCTCGTTGCATTGAGATTTACCTTCAGTTGTGGCCTCACAGGGAGGGGTAAACTGTTAGGCAGATGGACGACTCGGTCGTAATGCGTAGTTTTTCGATGTGAAACGAAATTCTGCGAACTACCGTATTGTCCTATCTTGACGGAACCATTAGCATTATATTGGACAGGTGTCCAAGTAGCGCCGCTGGTAACCCGCCAAGTATCTCTGCGATAACTGAACCCTGTCCAACCTCCGCGCATTTTGTTTCGATATCGCCAATAATCTTGGTACATATCAAGGACTTCACCAACGGTGAAGAACCAATCTGCAACGAAGGACAGGGGAGTTAACTCCCAGGCAATTGCGACCGGATTGAGACTTGTCCAATCGTATATGCTGAGATCTTGATCTAGTTCGAAGATGAATTCTCTGCGCATCCGAAATGAACCGACCGTTGAGGTCGTCACTAACGGACTAGCAGAGGTTCCAGCACCAGTCGTTTGATTGATGCTGCTTCTCTTCGTACTGGTTCCCTTAATTAGCACCCTTCCATTTGGAAGAGACTTAGATAAGGTATCAAGAGCGTCATAAGTCGAGTACACGAGTGGTTGCCAACCATATCGTAACTCGAGCCACTTACGTGAAGCAGCATCCAACCTAGCTTCGTACGACCAACGGTCAAAGCCTTTCGGCCAAGCACGTCGGACAGTACCAGCAAAGGTTTTTGCTAACTTCTTCACGCCGAGTGCGTTCTTGAGCATTCGATAAGTCATTGCTGACTCAGCGATATCTACGGACACGTTTGATTGCGCGTCTTTCAATTGCTCATAAAGTTTCCTCATGACGTTATGTTCTAACGCCAGTAAGAAACTAGAAGGCGACTCGCCGAGGTGGTTCGGGGCAAAAACGTCAAGTGTTCCGTCAGTGACGGTTTCCACTAGGACGCTGCTGTTCCCGCTCCTATTTTTCATGTTCCCACGACTATACTCTACATCCTCCTTTGTCCAGTTGATGGGGTTTGGATCTCGGAAATTTCCTTGAAACAGCCCATTCAAGACGGACATAGTAACTCTTCTGGAGTTAACTACAGAGGTAGTGGTCCCAGTAAGAGAATTTGTAACTCTTCTGTAACCTGTATAGTATCGATCGTATGGCTCCATGATAACCTCAGTGTTGACAGTAAGAAATTGGTGCGACTTACGGCGCAGTACACGAGTGTACACACGAGCTT